TCTCTTTAGCAGTATTGAAATTTGTTTATCCAGTTTTTAACTTTGTCTTTCTTCGCGGGAACTCAAACTTAAAAACTTAACGAAAGAAACTAATGTTTCCAAAACATAGGTATTTCAATTCAAAAACGGGGATACCGATTTGAGTCCTAATAATATCAAAGTTCCTTGCTCTGTCAAGGAAAAACAAGCCTCAATCATAGATTTTATACTTTCAACCAATCTCTGGTGCTTACCCGATTTAATCAATCGTATTGGCTTCTTTCAAGGCAAGGGAATAAGGTGTTTGGAATCCCAACTTAAAATAGCCAATTCTTTAGATTTAAGCCGTAAGTGTATCAACCAAACCGTACAGGAAATGTTACGAGCAGGTATCATCAAGATTAAGAAACGTAAGTTTTTGGGTAGCAAATGGCTACATAACGAAATGATTCTAGACCCCATTATGTTTACTAAGACGGTAGTCGAAAGTTTAATGCATTTTCTAAACTATAACCATTATAAAACTTACGTCTCAATCGCAAGTGTTACACTAATACAATTAAATATGACCTCGTTACTTGGTTTTGTAGGAAATCGAACCAAAAACGAAGAAAAAAATTGTGAGATTTCCGAAAAAGCCAGCAAATGGGACCAACTTTTGAAACCTACAGCCATTTAGCCCACCAGTATTCTGTTCAGGCGAAGCCTGTTCACGTAAGTGAAAAAAATGGCTGCATCAGCAGCCCAGCAGCAAACTGCTGACCCGAAAGAGATAAGCCGAGAAAGGAAGAGCCAAATGCATATCTTTGACAATGTGCAGCTAAGTATCGAAGAACAAAAACACCTGCTAGAAACATACCCCGATAAGGCGTTGCAACATGCAATAGCCCGTCTCAGACTGAGCAAGAACCCTATTCGCTCGGTTTTCTCATTTGTAGGGAAAGTTGCTGATGACTTCTGTCGTCAACACAACTTTGCTATGCAGCCACCCACTGAACGCAATGCGGCTGCTTCTAATTTTCAACAAAGGGAAATGCAAGAATCCCCTCAACAAAGTCTAGGCTACAACTCTGCCCCATCCCGCGTTGCGGGTCCCAGGGGTCAGCGACCCGAGGGCAATCCCTCTCGTCCAATTGGTTCTTATAGTTTCAACCAGCAACAAGTTGATTCTTGGAAGATTAAGAATTATCCTATTCAACAATTAGCTGATGAGATTAGAGGCTGGACTAAGATCGCTAACAGCTACAAGAACAAAGAAGCAACGCTACCCCCTATGCTTCACAACCTTTTTGGAGAATCTGGCGAACTTTTCGCAGTTGCTAAACTCAAAGAGCTAATCGATGAGTTTAATAAACGCAGCCCAGAGGAACAAGCACAAGCAGAATGAATAAACAAGCCTAGAAAGGAAGAGAGTTGAATAAGGATACTTTGAAGAGTATGAACAGAGTCGATTGGGGAAGAGAGATCGAGTTTCAAAGACATGCAAAAGAAAAACGAGATGCTCGCATCGCTAAGGGAGAAATCAAACCCCCTTCTTATATCAGAAAAACACCAGAAGAAAAAGAAGCCACTAAGAGAAGACTCGCAAGAGAGAGACGCGCAGCCAGTTGCGAACGTAGAAGAGAGTACCGCAGAGAAAACCGAAGCGAGGAATTCCCTGTGTTTATTGAAGATGAAACCTTATTTAAAGCAGTTTCTTTCGCTAAAACTATTAGAAAAAATGATAAGTGCAGTTATGGCCTAGCTATTCATAAAGCAGCTAAACATTATAAAGTTTCTGAAGAAGACGTTGCGCGGGAAGTTGGAAACATAGGACGAGGACGCCGCCAATGGAAAATAAGCGTGAAAGATGACTAATGCCTAAACTTAGACTGATTATTGAACATGAACCACTATCGTGGAAGCGACCAGGCCAGTCAGGTAAGATAAGGTTTGATTCACAGAAGGGCATAAAAGAGACCCTAAGCTATTTCTTTATCAAAGCTATGCGCGAACAAAACATTAAGACTTTCACAGGCCCCGTAAGCGTTAAAATAGTAGCTTGGTATAATCGCCCCAAATCTAATAAACACTATTTTCATCAAGTTAAGCCTGATTGCGATAACGTGGCTAAGCTATATCTAGACATTATGACCATGGCACACGTATGGCTAGACGATGCCCAATGCTTCAACCTTTCAGTATCTAAAAATTATATTTATAAAGACACGCGTGTCAAAGAATGCCCCCGAGGCGAAGCCGAGGGTGCTTGCTCTCATGTTAAACCATGCGTATTTTTTGAAATAGAAGAGTTACCCACAAGTGGGTTAGAACCAAGCGAGGTGAGTAATGAAGATACGAGTATCGAAAGAACACATGAAGACATTAGCAGAGCCAGAAAAAGAACCAAGCAACCCACGAATCCCACAATTAGAAAAGTGGCAGCACCGTGAAAAATTCACTTCTGTTCTTCGCGAACCTAATAAAAATGTCTATACTGAAGAAAGGGCCGTTAGATACGTAGAGAGAGAGCGTAAAGCCCTAAAAGAGATAGAGAAAGATAAAATATTAATGGCCAAGCTTGATGCAGAATATCAAGCCTACTTGAGGCAGAAAGATGAGAGTATCACAAGCAGGCAAACAGATATCACCAGACCAGAAAGCAATCAACACAGTAGTCAAAAAGAACGGCAAACAAGTAATCCCTCATAATAGCACTAAAAATAAAACCGCAACTAGAAAAAGCTACCATACTTTTATGAACTTCCTCACTGGTAGGGAGGAAGAAAGGGATACGGCTTGGGTTATCAAGCTAGCCCAGCGATATGTCACTTGGGCAAAGGAATTAAAGCAGCCAGTCTTGCTTCAAACGTTCTGGACGGCAAACGGTATCAGCCTAGACACGGTTAAGACGTTGAAGATAGCCATACCAGAGTTTGCGGCTATAGTTGACTTTGCACGGCAACAGATAGCTGAACGACACGGCGAGGCCCTGCAGAATGATATGCAGAACCTGCGCAATCGTGCGCCTATATATATTCAAGAGTATCACGACTACGAAATACAAAAGTTTGAATTCATGGAACGCTTTAAGCAGGGGCTAGAGCAATCAGGACTATTAAGCTTAGATCAAATACAAGCAGTTATGCAGGTGTGCTTTCCTAAGACGCCTAAGCCAGAAGGCTGGCGAGATCCCAGGGAGAGAATAGAGGCTAAAAGAGAGGTGGAAGAATGAAACAGGTACAAGTTAAAGAGTTTTTAGAAACCAATGCAGCGAAGTCGATAAGTCTAGAGCAGCAAATAAATCTTTTCTTAGATTTTCTTTATAAAGAATATGGAGAAAAAGGCGTTGAAATTATAGATATTAAAATTGATTCTTGGGTAATAGAGGAATATTTTAAACAAGTGGCACTTTTAATTTATAGAGCTGAAAAGGAAACAGAATGAATATAAATACACGCGTGTATAAGACACTCTTAATAGCGATCATCTTCTTTGCTGAAGCTGATACGATCTTACTAATAGACTTAACACCAACAACAGACAGCAACGAGACAACTAGCCAGGATAAGCTAGACCTGCAAGCCAGAATCTATTTACTAAGCGATAAAGACACAATGGAGTTAGGACTATGCGAAAGCTAGCATTTACTTTGTTGCTATTTGCTTCTATGCAAGCAGCACCCCTGCGTAAGAATATCCCCTTTGTACCGCGACAAGAAGTATTCGCGGTTAATGTAGCCAAGCTTATTCTATTCATCAATGCTAATGGCTACCAGGTTACGCTAGGCGAAACGATTCGCTCAAGGGCTGAAGCTGAAGCCTACGCAAAGAAAGGTATTGGCGTACGTGATTCTAATCACATATACAGACTGGCTATTGATCTAAACCTGTTCAAAGATGGCAAGTATTTAACACAAGAAAAGGATTACAAGTTTGCTGGTGTCTACTGGCAGAGCTTGAACAAGCACAACGAATGGCACAGGTCAGATGCTAACCATTTTGAGGCAGATTGATATGAAACAAGGAGGGTGAAACTTATATTTATTTCGGAGGTCCTAAGTGAAGAACTGGGAAGATAGATGGGTAGTCCATACTTTTATATGCTATTTTTTGATTGTTGTTTTTATAATTCTACTTAAGAAGTATGGAGGGTAAAGCGTTGAACTTTGCTAAACCTAAGATCTATGATGAAGGCGGCAATGACTTTAGACATGCTTTTGATAAGATGGATTTAATCATTTCCAAGTATAAAAAGATGAAAACACAAGTGTTGAAGGAAGAGTATGAAGGTAAAGATGCCTAAGAAGTATGAACGCGAAGAGAAGCGACACGAAAGAGTTGAAGAAGCAGAAGAGGCCAAGCACGAAAAGCGACATGATGCAGAAGTGAAGCGGCTGCTTAAGAAGACACAAGTGTCGAAAGTTAAGAGAGGTAAGAAATGAAATTATATTGCATTTCCGCCTCTGTAATCACAGCTTTGCTGATGGCTATTTCTGTTTTTGTAGCTAATGTTTCGCATACTGAATACAAGTCACAGATGAAGAAACGTAAAGCCAAGAAGACAGAGCAAGTAATACCTGATAAACTAATACAAGATAATGACGTTGTCACAGGGCAATGACATTCGCAGTAGGGCCGTAATAACAGCGGCCCTTTTCTTTTGTACAGACGAGTCTTAGGGGAAAAGATGAAGTTCGTAAGAGAATGGTTAAAGAAGTGGTTGAAGCCTGATTTCGATGAGATAGATGCTAAAATACAAGTCCTAAATGTCAATACCAAGCCCGAACGGCTATTCAAATCTAGTCAAAAAGCCTTAATGTGCATCTTTGTTGATGAAAAGAGATATATAAACGACATAAGTTCGATTGATGGGAAGATTAGGGACCTTAATTTTAAGGTTATGCAGTTAAGGCAAGACCTAGATCATGTGAAGACACTTAAAAACTTCAATCTAAGCAAGAAGGTTAAGGGTGACTTGGTTAGATTTGAGGCAATATTAAATAGGATAGACACTAGTCAAAGTGGTAATGAACACAATATAGCTTTATTGTTTAGTTTATTAGACCAGATTAAGAAATGAGATGAAAAAGCGAGTAAGGATAGGTAATAAGACTTGGGAGTATGAAAGTAGTGACCCCATAGATGTGGCGTTTATTACTAGAAAGCAGGAGTGGCACAGTCCAGCGTATCAACAAGAAGACATAAGCAATAGCGTTGGAGTTGTGGACTTTGCTGGTAATTATCCCGTATCTCAGGAAGCTGGCGACATATCCCATGTATTTGTTGACTGTAGCGAGGACGATGGTTGGGACGGGTATAAGGTAAAGTTGAAACGTGGCAGAAAAGTTGGTAATCTTTGAGGAATAGAATGTTTAACTGGTTTAAGAACATACTAGTAAGGAAGGGTAATGATATGTCAATTCTAGAGCAAGGCGTACAATCGCTTATAATTGAAGCTTTGAAAGAGGTTGAAGAACATCATGCCGAGATCATAAAACTTGTTTCTTTGGGCAAATTAGATGCAGAAGCAGCAGAGCGTATAAATACAAGAATAGTTTGGATCTTAAGGACAATACACCCATTATTCGACGTTGCACATTCTCTCATACCTGAAGGATCACCATTGCATAAAACAATGGACTGGTGTCAAGAGATCTATCACCAGGTATTCGAGCCTGGATTAAAGTAATTAAGACCTAATACCGATTCAGTCTATCTGAATCATGATATTACCCCATAGCTTGAAATGATATATAGCTGTGGGGTTTTTACATGGTTATGAATTGCTTGCCTATCCTCAGCCTTTAGTGCTAGATTAATTTAGCACAGGATGTGCTAGTAAATTTATTATCCTTTAAAGGAAAGGTAGAGTAATGGCTAAAGAATCAGCAGGGACGATTGCCGCAAATGGTGGCAAGACCCCAGAAGGCGTGAAGTTTATCAAGTATTCCAACCCTCATGGTGCTGGGTTACCAGAAGCATATGATGATACATTATCGGGTATCGATTCAGATATCAAAGAGACAATGAGCGGCATTAAGAAGGCTTATAAGCCTCGTAGACCATAAGGCTTATTGTGCCTGCAATGCTTAGGCCTTCTCCTAAGTCTGAGCAAGTATTTCAAGAGATTATGGGCGAACAAACGAACATGTCTCGTAAATACAATGTAAGACCTAGAAAGCAGGTCGACTATGAAAAGCAAGGACGCGAGCGTCAAGGTCATATGATTCAGGGTAACGTAGATATCCAGAGAAACGTCTATGAAAAATAATAAAATAAAGACTGTTATGCACGAATGGAAGAAGGGCGATCTGCACTCAGGCTCAAAAAAGGGGCCTAAGGTCAAAGATAAAGATCAAGCTATCGCCATCGCCATAAACGAGCAAAAGAAGTCTAAGGCACGTGTGCCTAAGAAGTCTAAATAAGCTTCATTTACTACTCTGAGGGCGGATTTTGAGATCTCCTCTCCTTTTTCCGCCCTCCTCTTGTAAGGAGAGAGAATGCAGAGAAGACCAACAGCTGGAGAGCTGGCCATCAAGGCCATGTTGGAACCAAATAAAGTTTCACCTTTTGAAGCCGCTAAAGGCTTTTTCAAAGATTATTGGAAGTCTGTCGAGGAATGCATCAGCACACACAAGAAGATGGCAGTTTTCAAAGATAATGATTTCTTTGTTGTAGTACTTACCAAGAAAGAAAGATTGCTACAGCCTCTTTTGCGTCAATATTTTGTAGGAACTTTAGCGTGTCCTATCCCCAACTACGACCAGACTATTTATAAGTATCACAAAGGGCATGATGCCATTGAGTTTGTCTGGACTATACCAGATAGGGAGACTTGTAAGTACTTCTTAAAGTATCCCAACTTACTTACAGATGAGGAAAAGACCCTTCTACCTCATATAATTGCGTTCAAGGATAACGAGTTATACAAGAAGATGAAGGAGTTAAATAATGAAGAGGCAGACAATCCTAAGTTAAGAAAGATGAGAGAATGAACGAAGAGCAGAAAGAGACGAGTCTCAAAGAAATTGTAGTCCCTGAAACACCCGTTGCAGCACCAGAAGTACAACCAGAAGCAGTTAGTGACAAACCGTCACGACCTGCCCCTGATGAATCTTTTAGGGAATTAAGAGAAAAACTAGACTATGAGAGACGTTTACGCCAAGAAATGGAGCAACGTCTTGAATGGGAACGCCAGCAGAGAGAGGCAAATAAACCAGCTGAAGAAAACTACGAAATAAACGTAGATGATGATGCTGTTCTTGAAGGCAGACATATTAAAAAGCAAGCAGCTGCTATGAAACTTGAACTTGCTAGGGAAAGCAAGAAGCGCGAAGACGATTTAAATGCTATGCGTGAGTTAATTGTTCAGCAAAACTTACAGATGGCACACCCTGACTTTAGAGAAGTAATGTCAGATGATAATCTGAGAAAGCTTGGAGCTAAAAAGCCTAATCTGGCCAAATCTATCCTTGCTAATAGGGACGCCTTTAGTGCGCAAGAAGCTGCTTATGAAGCTATTAAAGACTATGTGCTTAAAGAAGAGAATAACGAAGCACAATTAAGAGCGCAGCAGGAAAGAATTAATAAGAATCTGGATAAAGCACCACCATCTACAAGCGGCGCAGCTGCTCCGTCAGCTTCTCCACTAGCTAAAGCACACGCATACTCTAGCGGATTGACCAAAGAGGGTAAAAAGGAACTTTACGAAGAGTGGAAGAGAGAAAGCGGCGGAAAGTACTACGACTATAAGTAGGCGCGCCTACAAATTACATATCCGTGGGGTTGTTCCGTTTGTTCTCCTTTAGGGGCAGCCCCTTTACATATCACTTGCCTATTTTTCTTAAAAAGTATTAATATAATCATGAGCGCAAATTATAGGACGTCGCTCCCCTATATCAAAACAGTTGTCTACATCTTGTCGGCAACTCGTATCGACGCAATAGAGCCTCGTCAACTCAAAATCTAGGACGCAAAAGCAATCGTAAGTCCTCGTCCAGCTTAGACCGTATAGTTTCACTGACATGTTTATGACATCATTTTTATGTCTTAATGACATGTTTGTGACATAGTTTTGACTATATTGTTTAAGGTAAAAAACATGGCAAACATAGTTACTACAAGTAATTTTAAGCCAGAAGTACTCGTACAAGCTGGCCATAGATTACTAAGTACACCTACAGCAAGAGCAATTCATAAATTGCCTGCTCAGATGTACGAAATGAAATCACGTGCTGGTACAACAGTACGTTATCGACGTATCAACAACCTTCCAAATGCTACTGTACCAATTGGTAACAGCGGGCAAAATCCCCCTCCAATAATCCCAACAATGGTAGATATTGACACGACACCTCAGTTGTACGGTTACACGGCCGTACTAAAATCTTCTCTAATTGACTTGGACGCCTACGGTACATCGGTACTATGGTAACAAGGGGCAAGATTATGGATAAAAGGATAACCACAGAACAAATCGTAGTCTTATTAAAGAAGGCTGCAAAAATTAAAGATAAGATCGTTCCTTTATGTTCTCCTGAAAAACGCTGGCAAGGGCGAACAAAAGGATGGGCTCTGTGTCCTAAATGTTATCCAAGTCGGCCTGAACGACTAACCGAGAAGAGCCAATTAGATAAATTATCTAGTTCGGCATGTGATAGTCTGACCTGGGATCGAAAGACCCAGAGGGATCTCCGAAGAGGGAACCCCGCCTAGTACTCGCTAGGTCATAGAAGTAACAGAATGCAGTATATGTACGTTAACGAGCAAGTCGTACTCCAAAACGAAGAAGATGTAATAAAGAACTTCTCCATTCGTCTTGGTGTTTCCATGCGTCTTTCAGAAGACAGACTTATGCGCGATATGTTGGCTGGGACGGCTTCGGCAGTGAACGCAGTAGGCGGAAATAACGGCGATAATCCTACACAGGTCACTGTTTCGGATTGCTCTGCAATTACTTCAGCTTTATTGGCTGCTGATGCTCTAACAGTTCTCGACTCCATCGAAGGAGACGACCGCTACGGAACAGCTCCTGTGCCTAATAGCTTTTTTGCATTAGCACACGTAAACATAACCAAGGACTTAGATGCTCTTGGAAATGACTTTACCAGGACTATCCGCTATCCAAGTCAAGTAAATATACTTAAGCCAGAATATGGCTCAGTAGGTCAATTAAGATTCTTGGTATCATCTGCTGGATCATTGTCACCTGCTGCTTCCAGAAATGGTCGCACAGTGATGAACGTATTCTGTGTTGGTATTGAAGCAATCGCTTGTATTTATGCAAATGAATTCTCCTCAGAGTTTATCTATTTGCCTAAAGAGTTCAGTGGCGGACTGGCGCAAAACGTAACACTCGGCATGAAGTTCTTTGAATCACCACGTATCCTAAACGATTTGTGGGTACTCAACATGCGCTGCACAGCCGCTATCTAAGAAAGGAAGAGTATGTACACAGAAATACACAGAGGTAGTTTTACCTCTACTGGCGCAAGTCAATACATTCCTCTGGTTACAGATGTTGACTGGATGAATGTTTATAACTGGTCAACGATCAACGCTGGACCAGCTGCTACTACAGCTACTCAAGCTTATTGGCAGAGAGGTATGGCAGATAATGACGGTTTAATGACCATGTACAATGGTGCTGGAACTTTCCTTATTAATGCTACCTCCACAGGTTTGGTACAACCTGGCTTCTTACTTTATAACTCATCAGATGATCCTTTGATGACACCTGTTGCTGTTACCCAAGTAACAAATGCTAACCCTCCAGTGGTTACAACTGGTAGTACAGCTGGATTAGTCGCTGGTGATATTGTAAGACTGCAAGCCATTGTTGGTGGTAACCAGATCTCTTCAATGGATTTCACAATTGATACTATTAACGCAAACGTATCTTTTAGATTGCCATACATGAGACAGATCGTACTAGCAGCTGCTGGTGGTGTATCGATGTATCGCAAGCTTAAGTACGATGCTGTTTGGTATCCAAGAAAACGCTTTATCACAAAGATTGCTGCTTTGCCTGCTGATGCAACAAAGACAGTTATCACAATGTCAGTAACTCATAGTTTTGTTGTCGGACAGACTATCAGACTTCATGTCCCTGCTGTTCGTGGCTCTACTGCGTTCGGTATGGAAGGTTTGGATAATCTTACAACAACAATCACAGCTATCAACCAAGCTGACGCTGATGGTGTAGTAAATACCATCACAATCGATGTGAACTGTGCTGCATTTACAGCCTTCTCATATCCATTGACAGCTTTCGATAGATTTACTTTCCCAACAGTAACCCCTGTTGGCGAGGACAGTAACTTAATGGCCAATACAACAGCTGATGACGCCCCTGTTAATACAGGCGCACGAGGAATTATCCTTGGTGCTGGCGCACAATCACCTGCTGGTGTAAACGGAAACATTATTTACTGGACTGCTGGTAAATCCAATCTGTAAACAGATATAGGGGGAGAAAGCTCCCCCATTAATTCCTAGGAGAGAAAATGACAGAGTTAAATAACGCTAAAGAAATAAAGAACGTGGCTAAAGAACCAGAGCCAATTAAGAAGCCAACTAAGGTAACAAAAGCAGAATTAAAATATGAATCTGACAGAGATAAAGAATTAGTTAAGGGTGTCTTTAAGTTTCATGAAAACCCTGGCGAGACTATGAAGTTTTACTTTAGAGCGCATGAGGGCGAGATAGAAAAATATGAACTTAAAGATGGCGAACTTTGCGAAGTTCCTCTTGCTGTAGCCAGACATCTAAACAAAAACTGCTGGGTTCCAGTAGATCAATATGCACTCGATAAAAACGGTTTACCAACAACAGAAATAGGCAAAAAAGTAAGAAGATGCAGCTTCTACGCTATGAATTATGTTGATTTAGAGGATTTAAGCGAGAATGGCACTCCGTTCATCGCTCATACTCGATAGGATAGACTATGTTCTGCTATGCAGATCCTAATCCATTATTTCAACCAGCGATGAGATTGATTACAAGTATCACCAAGGCATTTTGGGCCTTGGTGACTACTACATTTGATCATCAATATAAGACTGGTTTAATAATTAGATTGTATATACCAATCAGTTGCGGAATGTATCAAGCAGACGGGTATGTTGGCCAGATAGTAGTAACTAGCACAGATACCTTCACCATAGATCTAAATACTATCGAATTTGATGATTTCGCCGTACCAGCATTTGGAACAGTCCCCGACTTTATAGACACATGCGCCCAAGTTATCCCTGTTGGAGAAGGAACAGATTTTACGGACTCCTCGACTTATAACAGTAGGACTCCGTTATTTAGTTAGAGAACACACAAAGTGTGGAAGGAAGAGTATGCCTATTGAAGATTTACAGTATTCGTCGCTTACGAATATTATTAGAAAAATAAGAAGAATTACATCAAGTCCTTCAGTTCAACAAATAACTGATGCTGATATTCAACACTACATAAACACCTTTGTTCTATATAGTTTCCCAGAAGATATAAAGCTATTCAATTTAAAGAAGACTATTACTTTCTACACTAATCCCAATGTAGAAGAGTATACAACTAACCTCACGGATCCAAATGAACCGCTCTATAACTTCAAGAATAGATATAGTTTTACTGGTGAGCCATGCTATATAAACGGAATTCGGTCCATCTTTACACAAGATAGGAGCCAATTTTTCAGGCAATATCCCGCACAAAACTATACTACGACAATAGGAACGGGAGATGGCGTTAACGCTGTCTTTGCTGGCACGTTGCAAAATTTCCCAGTCCTAAGGAATAGAGTAATTTTTTCCAGCGTAGACAACAATGGTAACGGGCTACAGGTTTGGGATGATGGCAATGGTTTACTTTATGGAGATGTCGGCGCACCTGGAACTATAGACTACATAACAGGTGCTTATAATTTAACATTTACTCTGGCTCCAGCAGCAGCAGCAGACGTACTATCGAAAACGGTTCCCTATGTCGCATCAACCCCAATTGCTGTTCTCTTTTTTGATAGCTCTTTTATTATCCGTCCTGTACCTGATGGCGTGTACTCGGTAAATCTCGAAGTATATGCTCGTCCTGATGAACTTCTTCTTGCTGGCGATATGCCAGAGTTAAGCCAACATTGGGAATATATAGCTTATGGAGCTGCTAAGAAAATTTTTGAAGATAGAAGAGACATGGAAGGCAGACAGAGTATAGCTCCTATCTTAGAGGAATTAGAAGGACAAGTAAGAGCTAAATCCACAATGCAATTATCTAACCAGAGGGCGTCAACAATCTATGAGGATAAGGGTTATTTTGGTAGCTGGAGCTTCCCATTTGGATGGAGAAATTGAGGTGGCAGCGTTAATTTTTTTAATATTTTTTATCGTTCTTATTTATTACGTTACTAGAAATTTAGGAGATTAGTATGCCATACCAAGCAAATAAGCCTCAAGCCCCAGATTATATGTCAGTTTCTCAGGCAGATCTACAAAACAACTTTCTATCCATTAAAGCATTGATTGATGTTAATCATGAAACCTTTGGCTCAGCCTATGAAGGTAAGCACACTGTAGTTTCATTTCCTGAACAAGTTACTTCAGTTGTCCCACCAGTATTTCCACCAGCAACAGCAGCCACAGAATTGGCTATGTATGCAAAAGCTACTGGAGGCGCAACGCAGTTATTTTTAAGGCCTACAGGACAAGTAGCTGGAACCGATGCTAATGATATTAATATAAGCGGATGGATGCTTAATCCAGTGGGCGGAGCAACTAATTCAGTTACTTTGCCTAATGGTTTAATCATGAAATGGGGACTTAGTGGCTTAAATGAAAATGTGGGTGGAGGAAAAACTAGAATAGACTTTCCAGTTCCATTTCCAAATAACTGCCTGAATGTTCAAGCAACTACTAATTCTATACATCATGGAACTAACACATTTATAAACGTTTACGCTCTTTTAGCAGCAAGTTTTAACTGCACATCTTCCACGCGTACAGGAGCAACTTCTGGGGGTACAATTTACTGGTTTGCGATAGGATATTAACATGGATAGATTCCTAGTTGCACCAATGGACGAAGGTATAAAGCAGGATGTAAAGCCCTGGCTTATACCTGATACAGCCTTTGAATCATTAAAGAACGCTTATGTTTTTAGAGGGAGGGTGAGAAAACGTTTTGGTTCTGAATACTCTGGGCAGGGTGCAGTAGGAGATGTTAATGCGGCATTATATTCAAAACTCTGCTTTCCACTTGTTGCTACTGCCATAAAAATAGGAACTACTTCTGGCGTAGGTGCTTTGGCTGCGACAGTAGTTCCAGGATCAGACTATAGAATAGGTCAGAAATTTGTAATCGGGGCTGAAAGATTAGGAGCGGTAGCTAATATTGCACCGTGGACGTTGGCTAATGAAACAGGCGGAGCAGGAAATGGAACTTTCAATACCGTAACAGGAGCAGTAACACTTGCAGCATGTGCTATAAACACAGATGTTTACTATTATCCTTACGGGATAGGCGTAGCAACTTCTGCTGTCGGATACGTTAAAGGCATAGTTCCAGGGACGAAATGGAGAGTAGGCCAACAACTCTCAATTGGTAATGATGTCTTCACAGTAGTAGATAATACTGCTGGACCACAGGACATGATAACTACTAGCGCATTCTTTACAACACCAGCTGCAATAATGACCTTTAATTGCACTACTGGAGAGTTTGAAATTCAATATGATGTCGGGCATTTTCCAGCACCAACGCAAGTCTATTTTTACCCTTGCGATCCTGTAATGGGATTAACTCAGTATGAAACGACTCCAATCAATAACCAAGTAGCCTATGCCTTCGATACACAATTTATCTACTACTACACAGGAGGTAGGTGGGTAATGTCTGGGCCTGAAATTGGATATAGATTTCATGGTTCAGACGCAGAGTTTTTCTGGGCATGTAACTACCAGGGTACATTGACACAAGATGTAGCCATGTTTGTAACCAATAATCATGTGCTTAATGTAAACGGCGCAGCTGATATCACCGATGACAATATGTGGTATTACCTCGCTGGAACCTGGACAAAATTTAAACCTAAATTCATAACAGCAGGCGCAGGAAACTACGTGCAAACTGCCAGGATAGTACTACCCTTTAAGCGTAGACTGCTGCTGTTTAATACTATAGAAAGAAATACAGCAGATACTGCAAATTCAAAGCATGGAAATAGATGTAGATTCAGTTGGGATGGCTCACCTCTTGATGCTAACGCCTGGTTAGAACCTAATCAGTTAAATGGACAAGGTGGCAGCTGGGTTGACGCAGGAACAGAAGAAGAGATCATTGGGGCTGAATACATCAAAGATAGGCTAATCGTTTATTTTGAGCGATCTACGTGGGAAATAGCCTATACTGGAAACGAAGTCGAACCTTTCCAATGGAACAAGCTAAATACAGAGCTAGGTTCTGAATCTGGGTTTTCTACTGTTCCATTTGATAAAGTCGTTTTAACAATCGGCACGAACGGCATTCATGCCTGTAATGGATCGAACGTAGATCGGGTCGACTCATCGATACCAGACTATGTTTATCAGTTCTCAAATACTCAGTCAGGAGTAGCTAGAATACATGGAATAAGAGACTATAAAACAGAGATGGTTTATTGGAGCTATCCAGCTTCATACAAAATGGCTAACTCTTATTTCCCTAATACAGTTCTAGTTTATAACTATAAAAACAATGCTTGGGCTGAAAATGACGATTGCATAACTTGCTGGGGATATTTCGAGCAATCTACCGACAAACGCTGGCAAGATATGAATATCAGATGGCAGCAAGCAAATATGCCATGGAACGCCTATCTACAACAAGCACAAGAGAGATTAATACTTATAGGCAATCAGCAGGGATTTGTAACTATACTCAATCCATATTTAGCTAATAATGCTTTTAATATGTCGATAACAAACTTTACACATCTAGCTAATGTTGGAACTCTAACAATCATGAATCATACGTTAAGAAACGATGATTTTATACAGATCAATATAGATCCAGCAGTTTCTGGAATAGGCTTAGGTTCTCTATCTAATATCTATAAAGTTACAGTGGTAGACGCCAATACAATCACAATGGCGGATCCTGATGGCATAGTAGGTGTTTATCTTGGTGGAGCAACAGTAGCTAGGGTTTCTGCTATAGATATTAAAACTAAGCAATGGAATTTCTATCTTAAAGATGGTGCGCAATTCTTAATCAACAAGATGGATTTTTTAGTAACTAAAGGAACTGGAGAAATAACCACTGATTTCCATATAAATTCTTCTAATGTCGGAATGCGTCAGGAGTCATTCACTTCACATGCAAATCTTGGCTCTTATTGTCTTGAATTCGGTGCATTAGACACAATGTCACAAACTCAAGAAAGAGTCTGGAATTCAGTCTATTTTTCAGCTGAGGGTTCTACGATACAGTTGCATTTGTACTATGATGATGCTCAAATGATTGATCTAGACAATGCTTATAACTTTTTTGAGTTACATGCCATCATGATACATGCTTCCAAGACTAGAACAACACTTGGAGGAGTCTACAGTGGCTACTAATCAAAAGGGTGCTTATTTACCTACGTCTCAAGTTTGGGATGTGGGTAATATAGAAAATGTTGACGCATCAGCAAGTTTGAAAGAGCTTCTAGTGCGTATGTACCAGAATCTTGGTGCTATGGCTACTATGGTTAACTATAAAGATACAGGCATCTATCCTTTGGATGAGTTTGTTTGTGGTCAGGTTTATTTTAAAGATCCACTTCTAGATTCATCTACGAGTAAGACTCCAAAACTAAGGCAAGTTTATAGAAAAGTTATCAACTTTGGGCCACTTCCTGTAAGAGTTGCACCAGCTACAAGCGCAAATATAAGTATTGCTCATAATATTGCTGGTATAGATGTAAACACGAGATTCACTAGAATCTATGGATGTTCTAGTAGTAAAGCAACTACAACTTACGTTCCTATTCCTTACGCATGGCCCAATGATGCAAAAGAATCAATAGCTTTGTTTGCTTCAGCAACAGATGTTACAATAGTTACGGGAGATACTGGAACTTGGGCAGGATACGATGATACTTTTGTAGTTATCGAATATCTAAAATTTTAAGATGGGAAAGGAAGTGTAATGGCAGACATTATGAGCCAGCAAGGGCAAAATCAGGGATTAAGTTTTGACCAGATGAAACAATTATTGGGTCAGCAAGAAAAAAATCGTCCATGGGCGCAGCAGAATCCAGGTACTGCAATGGCAGGTGGAATGGGCATAGCTGGATTAAGTGGATTAGCATCAGGTTTATTTGGTGGTGGCGGATTATTTGGCAAAAGCGAGAAGACAAATCAGGTTCCAATGTTTTCACCTGAAATTATGGCGTTGAAGAATCAGATGGGACCACAAATGTGGCAGCAATTAATGGGTGGTCAGTTTGATTTCGATCCTATTGAGCAATTAACACGTAGAAATTTCATGGGTAAAACTATGCCTGGGATCATGAATAGATTTAATATGGGAAACAACCTAAACAGTGGCGCACAGATGGGTGCATTGGGTGAAGCTGGAGCAGGTTTAGATCAGCAACTAGCTGGCATGAGACAGAATTATGGCTTACAAAGGCAGGGATTACTTGCCTCTTTGATGCCTTCTGCAATGTCACCTAGTTTCGAGAATGTAGCACGTCCAAGACAGCAGGGTGGAATGGAACAAGGAATGCAAGCCCTTATGCAAATGTTACCTTTCATACTTAGTGCAGTTTAAGGAGAAGCCATGCAATTTAGAGATTATGAACCAAGTGGTGGCAATAAGTTTAATTTTCAACATATGTTACAACAATTAGGAAGTAGTATAGCTCAAAATTTACAACAAAGAAGACAAAGGCAGGATAATGCCTTAGGTTTAAGAGCTTTAATGCCTTCAACTAATCCAATAGAAGCTCAACTAATGTCAGGAATGGATCCTAACCTTCTGGCTTTAGGACTTAAGGAAAAGATGCGTGGTGCTGAAGAAGAGCGTACAGGTAGTGCTGTAGGCGGGTTAATTAATAAAGGTCAGGGTGGTGTACAGCAAGCTGCATCTGTAGGCGGACCAGGGGCAATGGGTGGAGGATCAGGAGCGATGCCTGGTGTAGGGCCTCAGTCAGATGCAATTGGTGGATTAGATGCTACTGGAATACAATTGCCCAAAAGAATGACTAAATCAGATGCTGCTATGTATCTAAGAGAAAATGCTGACTTACGTAAAGTTCAAGAACAACGTAGAGGTCATGACATCAAAAGAGAAGAAGGACATAGGCAGGAATTAACTAAACGATATGACGAGATAAATAATACT